GCGTTGGAATTTCCCGACATGGCCCCAAGTGAATTGGCACAACAGGCTGCACAAGAGGCATACGAGGCAACGCAAGACCCTCTGGGGGAACTTTTTAGTTGAGGAGGACAACTTGTACGTTTACGCACTCACGAACCGTGTAAACGGAAAAGTTTACATCGGCATCCATGAAGGAGAGTTGGCTGAGTATCTTGTCTTGAACTGCGGACGAGCACTCGGCAAGGCACGGGCAGGGGATAAGCCGCATTTGTATCGAGCCATTCGCAAGCACGGGCGAGAGTCGTTTGGGATTCGATCATTGGTTAACGCCATTGACCGAGAGCAAGCGGGATCGCTTGAAAAGTTTTTCATTCGCACCCTTGAAACTCGCAATCCTGAGATTGGTTACAATCTTGCGGAAGGCGGCACGGGCGGTGCGACTCGCTGGGGCAAGCACAAGCCTGAAAGTATCGAGAAGATGCGGTTGGCGCAAGTAGGCATACCTAAGTCGAAAATTCATCGACAACATTTGAGCACGGCTCGATTGGGTGTTAAGTGTCCTGAAGTTGCGAATGCAAACCGTAAACGTCGAAGTGCAACTCCGAGTTTAGGGGCGATACGAAACCGTCGTTACCGAGAACGGTTGAAGGAAAAATCATGCCAGATACTCAACTCGATAACGTAGGGATTGTGCCAGATGGAAATCCAAACGCACAAATTACGGCGCAAGATTTTACAGTACAAGGCGAACTTAAGGCTATCGATAAAGATTTAGCCTTAGTGGTTCAAAGCGCAGCTTTGGCTAAAGCCTTTATTGCGAATAAACAGTACACGCTGTTGTGGCGGGACGCAGACCTTCTGTACCAATCGCCCCGTCCAATGACGGTATACGAGAACACGTACGTTCTTGAACCGAATGTGCAGCGTTTCACTGTTGCGAAGGTCTGTAATGCGGTTGTACCGCAACTCTATAAGGGCCTGTTCTACGACGACCCTCCGATGCTCCTACGCCCACGTCCGGGCACGAGCCAGAAAGTCATTGATGCGAAGACAGCGATGTTTTCGTTCATCATGGATAAGTGTGCTTTCAAGACCCAGACTAAGTGGGGCCTTGAACAGATGGCACATCTGGGCACGAGCATTTACAAGTGGGGATATGACTGGCAAGAGGTGATCTCCTACAAACGCAAGGCGACGACACTGAGCATCGATCACGGAGACTCCGCGACAGTCGGTGCAACGACAGTGTTGCCGACTGACGCCCCGCCCGACATCACACAGGAAGTTCGCACGATCCCGATCCCATTCTTCGAGTGGCGTCCTCTGGACAAAGTTCTGGTCGATCCACAGTTGAGTGTCTCTGACATTCGCAAGGCTGGATGGGTTGTCGATGTCCGCTACATGGACTGGTATCAACTCGACGATCTGTGCAAGGCGATTGGACAGGCGAAGGCAGACGGCGAGCAGGGCGAAGCGATCACAGGTTGGCGATTGCCGACTCTCGCTGAACGCAACGCGATCTGGAACAACCCTCCGAAAGCACAGACTCTGGAGACAGAGCAGGCGACTTATATCGAGGGCGTTGTTCACCACGCCGAGCGCAACAACATGAAGTCTAGCCCTGATCCGCATCGGACCAAGCTGGAAGTTCTTGAGTACTGGGACAAGGGTCGTCAAATTCGCGTCCTGAACCAAGAAAAAGTTATCTTTGTCGGCAAGAATGAGTTTCATCAGATTCCATTCCTGTCCGCCAACTGGTGGAACCGGCCACGAGCGTTCTACGGCATGGGTCTTGGACTCATCGTCGGTCAGAATCAACGCGTCGATCAGGGAACCATCAACGCCATCCTCAAGATTTTGAGCTACGGCGTAAACCCCATCTATCTCCGCAATCGTACTGACGATGCTCCCACTCAGACTATTCGTACTGGGCTTGGCAAGATCATGTCTTGTACGGATGTTGAGAAGTCTTGGAAACTGCTGGAAACTCCGAAGATGCCTGCTGACATTTGGGCAGCGTTGAAGGAATCAGAACAGGCAACCGAGTCTTCATCTGGTGCAGATCAGATGCTCGTGCAGGGTAGTTCCGCAGGGCCGCGATCCTCGATGGGTCGTACGGCAGGCGGTGCAAACATCCTCGCTGGGGCAAGTGCAACCCGACTGGACGGTCCTCTCGACAACTTCATCGAGCAGGTATTCAAACCGTTCCTTGGCATCATTGACATGCTCGTGTTCAACGTCATGTCGGATGCATCGATTTACCACATCCTCGGCAAAGAGCAGGGTGGAGACTTCCTGAACGATTTCAACCTTCAGGACTTCCACAACGCCCAGATTGAGTATGAGGTGTTGGCTGGATCGTCGCTCGCCGCAAAGCGAACGATGGCACAGTCAATGGTTATGCTCACGCAGATTCTCGATAATCCACAGATTCAGCAGTCACTGGCTGACATCAACGAAGAGTACATCGACTTCAAGCCGATCATCGGCATGTGGCTCGAAGCCTCGGAGTGGAAGAATAAGAACGACATCATCAAGAAGATGACGCCAGCGATGATCCAGAAACGCAATGCGAACTCCAAAGCCGCCATGATGCAGCAGCAGATGCAGGCCAAGCAGCAAGGCGACCAACAGAAGTTCACGCAGAAGCAGGAACTGGAAGATCAGGCATCGGACAATCGTATCAAACGCGACATCACTCGTGAGGCTGCAAAGGCAAGCGGGATGAGCGAAGCGGTTGAAGGCGAACCAAGTCCGCAGGGTCTTGAAGGGCAGATGCCCACTGTTGTATAAAGCGTGAGTGTGCATCCTCATCTGATGCACCCCGCACTGCGGGGGTCCGTGAGGAGCCGCAGAGATAATTTCTTGGAGGAGAGATGATTAAGCCGAGCGATGGGCCAAATGTGTTCAAACCGACTTTCAAGCTGGACGAGCGGAAGCTGGGCATCATGGCAGCAGCCGTCAAGCAAGAATGGTTTGACATCCTCCAGCTAATGATGGAGGAGGAGATTCGGTTGATGAATATACGGGCGATCAACGCTGAAGACGAGGTCGAGCAAGTCAAATTGCTGCGACTCGTTAAAGCCGCCAGTATGTTTTACTCAGGCATCATGCAACACATCGCGGAGATCACTGCGATTGATGCTTACAACCAATCAGGTGTTGGAAGCCCTGACAATCCTGAAATTCCTCAGTACACCGAGGAGTTCGCTACGCCTGTTGAAGAAGAAAGTCAAATTTAGGAGGAGATATGAGTTTAACATTAGCCGATATCGACAACATGCCGTCTGCGGAGTATAAGCAGAAGTTGCAGCATGATCCCGCATTTGTGGCAGAGGTCGAAGCCCTATTCAAGGGTCCGCAAGCTGTGGCACTCGCAGTCCAACCCGAGGGTGAATCGATTGACCCCTCAATGCCCGACCGTCCCACAACTTCGGGCAAGCCCGTACAGACATCTGTTCGGGATCGCGTTGAGCGCCCTGTGGAAACATCAGCAACACCCGCCCCGACAGCAGGCGGTCAGGCTCCGGTGCCAGTCGCACCCGTGGAGTCGATCTACGAGTATCAGCCATTGGATGAGCACAATCGTCCGATGGGCGGGAAACAAGTCATCAAGTATCGCACACCCGATGAACTGACTCAGAAGTTAGTTGAGCAGAACACGTCCATCCTGCGTCAGTTGCGAAAAGTCTCTCGCGAGAATTTACGCAATACCCCAGCAGAAACTGTTTCGCCGGACGCCGCACGATACACAGTAACAGAATTGAAGCCGAAAGAACTGACCGCCGATGAGCGGTTTCAGATCACACAAGACATGAACGACCCGGAGAAGTTTGCTTCGGCTCGCGACCGTCTCCTTGAGTCGGCTGTGGGAGTTACTCCCGCCGAGTTGCGTCGGATGCTGAATGACCAGCAGATGACGATTCTGCAACTTCGGGCGAAGGAAAACTTCCTTGCATTTGCAGGACAACAGACGTTCCTTACGGGCGATCAATCGACCGATCAAGAGAACGCACAAACTCTGACGGATTGGATGTTCAAGAACAAGCTAGCACCAACCGTCGAAAATTTTGAATTAGCTAGTTCGAGACTTCGTTCAGCCGGATTGCTGAATGAAGCACCTGTCGTGCAACAGGTGCCCGTGCCGCAGCCTACGGCTGTCGTGCCCGTGGAGTCCGTGGTTCCGCAAGCGCAGGAACCTGTGGTCCCCGCTGCTCGGATTAGCAGCGAAGAACCAGTGCAACCAAAGCGACATAGTCAAGTACCGTCAGGCTTGAACGACCGAGTGTCTTCAGCCAGTGGAGTAGCAACAACCTCTGCGACGGAAATTTCTTTGACTCTTGCTGACATAGACAAGATGTCTGCCGATCAATACAAGAAAGCAGCGAGAAATCCTGAGTTCTTGAAGACGGTCAATCGCCTTGAAAAAGAGGCTGCTGACCGCCGTCGCCAGCGTGCTGTCTAAGTCTAATTGAAAGGTTAACACAATGAGTTTTTCGCCTTCTGGCAATCAACTTTCTAACCTCCCTCAGTCCACGGTTTTCGCCGTGATGCCAAACTAAGGTCGGAGATTGTCGAAGGGAATCGTCGTGATTGGAAATATTACGACAAGCGATTCAGGGAGAATCTTAAGGCTCAGACGCCGTTCGTCGCGTGCGCTGAACGCCTTGACCTCCCGATGAAGAGTGGTAATCAATACGAAATGTTTATGTATGTTCCGCTAGCGGCTAACACTAACCAGACTACGGAAGGTACTGTGGGTTCATCCCTCAGCGTTTCGGTTTTGACAACCACGGCAACAATCGGTAGACTATACTTGCCGATGTTAAAATCTGCTAAAACGGTGGAACTCTTGAAAGAGACAATACCGTGGTAAGGTCAACCCTGTTTAATAATCCGAGAGGATGGGTCAAATGAAGAAAAATCACGTTATCTATCTCGCAGGGATTATTGATGGCGAAGGCTGTCTGATTATCTCGCGAAGCGATAGAGGGTCGTACGACAACTATTACGGTCGAATCCATGTGAAAAACACGGATAGACGATTGATGAAATGGTTGGTCGAGCATTTCGGTGGGAACATTCATGTTCATAAACCGAAATCTGAAAAACATTCAATCGCATACTCTTGGTACTTTTCAGGTAATGCAAAGTCGAAGGAAATTTTTCTCCTTAGTCTTATGCCGTATCTGATAATTAAGAAAGAGCAAGCGAAAGTGTTGTTGGAGTTTTTTCGTCTGAGCGAGCAGAAATGCCCTGAACTCAGAGAGACTCTATACCAGAAAATGCACAACCTTAACAAACGCGGACCTACCGTAGAGACTGATATGCAGATGACAGAACAAGATTCTGTTAAGATACAGCCCGAACTCACGGGTGACTGTGAGCGCGGTGCAACGGGAACGTTGCAACCCTAAACACATTTGGAGTACGCCGACTACGCAAACTTCTCGTCTCTGTCTCTGGCTACCGCCATTGACCAGACTGTCGAGAACGTGGCTAAGGAAATGTCCTATCGTCTGGACGAGTCTCTGAGCGCATTGGTCCGTGCAACTGCGGACGGTGCATCGAGCATCGACGCCAGCGTGCTGACACAACTGGCCGCAACAAGCACAGCGTCCTTTACGGCACTGTCTCTGAGCCAAATCCGAAACAGCGTTCAGTCGCTGGCGGGTCGCTCCGTGCGTCCGTTCGACGAGGTTCCAAAGCATTCGTTGGGGTTAACACAAAGGTTATGTCCGCTGCGGCGGGTCGATAACCGGATGGCTCCAACGTTAAAAAATCATGCTATATCGGTGGACATCTCACG